GCCACCAACACTGGCGACCGGAGTGCTGCCACCAACACTGGCGACCAGAGTGTTGCCACCAACACGGGCGACCGGAGTGCTGCCACCAACACTGGCTACCAGAGTGCTGCCACCAACACTGGCGACCAGAGTGCTGCCACCAACACGGGCGACCAGAGTGCTGCCACCAACACTGGCTACCAGAGTGCTGCCACCAACACTGGCTACCAGAGTGCTGCCACCAACACTGGCTACTGGAGTGCTGCCACCAACACTGGCTACCAGAGTGCTGCCACCAACACTGGCGACCAGAGTGCTGCCACCAACACTGGCGACCAGAGTGCTGCCACCAACACTGGCGACCAGAGTGCTGCCACCAACACGGGCGACTGGAGTGCTGCCACAGTAGAGGGTAAAGATAGTATCGCTATAATTACCGGCTACGATAGTTCAGCAAGTGGCAAAAAAGGTTGTTGGCTAGTCCTCACTGAACGAGACAACGATTACAAAATCTTAGACGTGAAAGCTGTAAAAGTTGATGGCAAAACTATCAAAGCAGGTGTGTTCTACAAACTAGTCAATGGTGAGGTTGTCAAAGCATGACAGAAACCTTGGAGCCTAACCAAATCTTCGTTTTTGGTTCCAATAAAATGGGCAACCACTATAGCGGAGCCGCACAACAAGCCTACGACAAGTTCGGGGCACTCTGGGGCGCTGGATGGGGTCTGTACGGTCAATCCTACGCGTTCCCCACCCTCGGGTACAAGATGGAGCAACTACCTCTATCTAACCTAGAAACAGAGCGTGATAACCTCTACGACTGCTGTAACCGAAATAAGCACCTGACATTCTTGCTCACCAAAGTGGGCTGTGGGATTGCCGGATACCCTGAGGAAGATATCAAACCATTGTTTACCAATGCACCGGATAATTTGATTAAGCCTAAGGGCTGGTAGCTCTTTAACAATCTGGGTGTCAGCGTAAGTGGCGTTCACGAGCCTAGTTGCTCATTGAGTGGATTGCAGCAGCCCAGAACAAATTAGGGGATAACGTTGCTCTGTGGTCGGCTGAAATAATGTCGTGTAATCAAAAACGCGGAGCAACGCCCCTAACATGTAAACCGGTGTAAAAAATAAGTAAGTTCTGTATCTGTTGAACATTAAAAATTATGTAAGTAATTGGAAAATGACATGTAAGTGGAGAGTTAGAAGATGGGAGTGAGTGGCGGAATAGGTAGACGCATGTTGCTGTGCAACGCTTAGTCAACACAGCTTCGTACCAAATGCAAGGCGCAAATCCTTGCCTTGCTCCCATCTTCTAGCCCTCCAACCAATAACGTAATAAGGAGATATATTGTGAGCAAAATTGTAAAACGTGAAGATTTCACAGATATGGTCGAACTTTGGTTTACCGATGATGAAAAGATTGGCACATTCCAAATTATGCAGTGTGAAGAGCATGGTAATGTTTGGCATTTTACTGATAAGTCTGGTGCTGATAACTGTATCGACTGCATAAAGGATATGTGTGAACCTCATATTAAATATGAAATACCAGGGTTTGAGTTCAAGGATTTAGACGATAAACTATCTAAGCTCACAATTAGGAAGCAATCATGACCTGTAGAGCTACACCCGAAAGCCCATGTTTATGTTCATGCCACCGCATAGAAGATGAAGACAGTAATCCATTAAAAGGATGCGATAAGTGCCCAGTTGCCACCAAACACACCCAACCTGTAGGGGATATAAATGAGCAGCTTAGCCGACTGATTATTGAAAACCAAAGTCTTGACGGGGCTATAGATATATCAGACCAATCTTGCATGAAAGATGAAATATTAGTTCTCATCGCACAATCAAACCTAGCTCTACTTGATAGGCTAGAGGAAGAACTCCCAATATCTGAGCGTATGGCATGGAGTGATGAAGATGGACTTGTGATGGAAACGGTTGTATTCCGCACAAATATGAAAGCATGGCTTCAATCAGAACGAGCCTTAATAGAAAAGAGGATGATGTGAGCAAAAACAAGCAGATATATGAATTATGGAAATTGATTGATGATATTGATACAGCCACCGATGCGTACAAGATAGATGCTGCTGGCTTTCAGAGATATACCACACGAAAAATTAAAGAGCGTTTCATTATTGTGGGCAATAGGAAGGTAGAAAAACTTTATAACAAGTATTACCCCTCACAAACCACTAATACCACCACAAGAAACGAGCAATCATGAGCGATACGACTTTAGATACCATATTGGTTGACACGCTAAAAACAAATGGATTTGCAGACATTCTTGCGCACAATATCGCTGCTCAGTACGGTGAAAAACTGATGGACGAGTTTGGTAATCAGATTACAAAAGCTCTGGGTAACTATGTAGAAAAGACGGTAGAGCAGTATGTCAAGGACTGGGAGCTAGATAGCAACATCAAGCGACGAGTTGGAGCTGTATTTCGTACTATAGATAAAGTTGAACTACTAGAAGCATTAAAAGAAAAGGACTGGAGGGACTTATGACCCCACAATCTAAACCTACACCAGACACAATAAATCTTGATAAATGGAAATGGTTGCGTGAAGTGAGTGGATTAGACGGTGACCGTACTTGATAAGTTTGAGTATGAAGATGAGGGCTATATTATAACGCCCGTAATAATTGAGTTTCGTGCCGAGCTTCGTAAGGCAATTGGGGAATGGGCTGGGATTAAGGACTAGACCGCTAGCTTGTTCTAAATATAATGGAGACTATTATGACTGAGAATATTAGTGAAATGTGGAAACTACTTCAAGCATTAAAAAGCAAAGAAGAGTTTAATGCACTAACGCTTGAAGAAAAACTAGAGGCTTTGAGAATAGCTGCAATACAGAAGTAGCATCTATAATTTGCATCGTGTTTGTGATATAATGTAAGCAAGTTCAACAGATAAGGCGCTGCTATAATGTGGCGCCTTTTCATATCTCTTTGAGGCTTTAACGCCTTACTCAATAGCCGTAGTTAACGGCTCGTACATCACCCATTATATTAGCGGATTATATCCGTTGAACTAGAGACCACCAGCTTACATTACTTTTCTTCTGTAAGCGGTCTCAAAGAGCTATGAAACCCGTACTTTAATAATTTATATCCCTATCTGCAGCCAAGTTTAGTTTAGAGGAGTTTAGTTATGCAAATACCAGTCGGAGCAACCAAAGAAAGTTTCGTCTTTAATGAGGTCCAAGCGAGCATTGCCTATGCGATTGTGTCACAGAATAGAAACCATGGGAACTACACCCTTGGCGTTCTACTTACAGCAGTTGAAGCAGCACTTGGTGACTCAAAGCAGTCAGAAGCGCTCAAGGCAATCGTTCGCAGAGAAATGTTCGCACTGATGGATAGAAACCAAGGTGAAATATACGAATCGGTCGATATGCAACGTCCTGGATTGTACCCGAAAGAAACCAGGGTCGATGGACAAGACGGAAACGATTTACCAAATTAAATAAATAACCATCTTGGCTGTGGTTATGGGATATAGATTTCAAATGAATACTTATAAACCTAATCAGAGGTATAGATGAAAACTACCAACAAAGACTTTGCTTCATTTAAGGATTACTGTTTGTACTGGCAAAAAGAGTTAGGACTTAATGATTGGCATATTTATTTCAAGCACACAAAGCTCAATAATTCATTCGCCGATTGTGATTGCAGCCCTAGCGGTCGTGGCGCGATGATACAGTTCAGCACTAGCTGGGAAGATAGAGAGATAAACGATAAAGAGCTGCGTGAATGCGCCCTACATGAAGTTATGCACGTTGTTACAGCTGATTTCGCGAATGAAGCACGGTCTAGGTCCGCTGATGAATATACCCTTGAATCAGCTGAGCATTCAATCGTTACCAGAATGACAAACTATATTATGGCAAAGGAAAAGTAGATGACGCCCCACTGTTACAAATGCGGCACAACCGAGAACCTAACCAAGCAGAAGATACGAAACGGTATTAGATCTTATCGCTGTACTGACTGCAACAGAATCCAAAGGCAAAAGACCATGATGAGCGACTTTGTTTACAAGTCTCCTGAATACCTAGAGTGGGAGAGAAAGTCTAACGAGAGTATTAAACGGATAACGGCGAGGTTCACTAATGCCTAAAAACGTAGGCGGAAGGCCAACAAAGCTCACACCAGAGCTTATGGTGAAAGCTAATCAGTACCTAGCGAGCTGCACGGACAGTAGCGAATTAGTTGGAGATAACAGGCCTACAGTTATATGGAAAGTTAAGCTCCCTACCATTGAGGGATTGGCTAATTACCTCGATGTAAGCAGAGATATTCTTTACGATTGGGAGAAAGATAATGAAGGGTTTTCTTACATCTTAACGCGTGTGCGTAACGAACAAGCCGAAAGATTGATAAATAACTCCTTAGCTGGAAACTACAATCCTGTCATTTCTAAACTGTTACTGAGCAAGCATGGCTACATTGAGAAGAGCGAGCAAGACCTTAATCATAGTGGTGAGGTTACGTTTACCAACGATTTACCGAGGCCTAAAAAATAGTATGACATATGTTTGTTCGCCACTCGGGGGTATGCTGACCAATGTTGAGGTGCCAATTTTGCGAGCCTGGTACAACCTAATCACAGAAAAACATATTTTATAATATGATAAGAAAACAATGCATCGTTTGTAACAAAGATTTCAATACCTACCCATCAAGGGTGAAACTGGGTCGCGGTAAGTATTGCAGCCGAAATTGTAGCGATACAGTAACTCTTATTCGACCTGATAGACTTATCGGAAGCAACACACAATTCATTAAAGGCCAGACACCACACAATTACAAAGGGTGGCGTTTTACTAAGTCACGCGCCAATGGCCGCATTTACAAAGAGATATACATGCCTGAACATCCTAATGCTACAAAGTCAGGATATGTTAGGGAACATCGGTTAGTTATGGAAAAGGAACTTGGTAGGCTTCTCGAAGCAGACGAAGTTGTAGACCATATTAGTCGTTTTGATACATTGAACAATTCCCCGTCCAACCTAAGAGTCATGAAAAAGGTCGAACATGACAGGATGAACGTAGCACTTAACATTCATAGGAGATGGTATGCCAACAACAATACGTGTGCCAGAGTATAGCCCGTCAATCCGTCAGACGGCTTTTCACACCACAATCGCTGATGAAAAGCTTTATGGCGGTGCGGCGGGCGGTTAAGGTGGCAAGACTGCTGCATTAGTTGCTGAGTCAATTACCCTAGCCCTAGAGTACCCAGGCATACCAGTAAACCTATTCCGTCGCACAATACCTGAGTTAAAAGCTACGATCATACCTGAGATACAGAAGCAAGCCGGGGCATACATTCGTGCCGGTCACATGGAGTGGAAGGGTCAAGACCGTATGTTCCAACTAACTAACGGTTCAACCATAAGCCTAAACTACTTAGACAACGATAATGATATCTACCGCTACCAAGGTGCAGAGATGCCTATCATCGGCGTGGATGAGCTAACTCAGTTCCCTCAAGCATGGATAGAATACCTGCTTACCCGTAACCGTACCGCTAACCCTGACTGGCCTGTGATGTTCTTTGCAGGCACAAACCCTGGTGGAGTAGGCCACGGATGGGTTAAGACACGCTTCATTGACCCTGTGCCACCAGAGACTATCAACACAGTTAAACTCGAAGAAGGCGAAACAGTTACTCGTGTATTTATCCCTGCTAAAGTAGATGACCACCCTATCAAGAAGTTCCGAGATGACTACAAGCGTAAATTATCGGCAATTAGCGACCCACAACTTCGTAGAGCCTTGAGAGATGGTGATTGGGATGTATTTGCTGGTCAGGTGTTCAAAGAGTTTAGACGAGACATACACGTTATTGACCCGATTACTATTCCTGCTCACTGGCAAAGATGGCGAGCTATGGACCATGGCAACCACAACTCGGTCGGTTGGTTTTCCCGTGACCCTAACCTAGAGCGCATCTACATGTACCGGGAATATCACATAGACGAGTATAAAAAGATTAGTGAGAAAGCTCAAACGATCAAGCAACTCGAAGCTGGCGAGAATATATCCTACGGCCTAGCCGACCCGTCTATATGGGCTTCAGGACAAGGCGACCATGCCACGGGGCGCTCTATCGCTGAGTTATATCAGGATGAGGGTGTTACATGGATGCCAGCCAACAATGACCGTATGGCCGGGCTAAACAACGTACATGAGCATCTAGGCATTGCCAAAGACGGATTACCACGACTGCAATTCTTCTCTACATGCGTTAGCACAATTCGTACCTTGCCGAGCCTACCTTACGACAAGACAAAGGTTGATGACGTTGATACTAATGCCGATGACCACGATTACGACATGCTGCGCTATGGGT